ACACAACGGCACCAGGTCAACAATGTCCATCAAACCGCATGCAAATCGACCAGTTGCGACAGGATTCGGCACAACATGGGCAACCATCCGGCAGGAGCGGGGGAGGGGATGCGGCGGTTCGGACGAGCTCTGTTCTATTAGCCACGACCCGCAACAAAAAATATGCCTTAGGAGTTACCTGTTGACCGCACCGATTGTTACCGGGGTCAGATTACGAGTCGGGAGTTACCGTGTGAACGTGTGGCAACCTATTGATTGGTCATCGGGTGTGCTTTGAGTGATAGAGTTGGAGTATCGGACATCGCCCTGGACGTTCCCCATATGTTGGATCTTTTGGTATGTGGGCATGAGAAAGCCCCCTGGGGTTGTACAGGAGGCTCTAGAGGGAGGTGCCGCACCAACCAGACGGCGGGATTGTTGATACCCGAAATTTTCTAGTGCGCGTACGGCTCGTGGGAGGTTGATTGAGAAGAGGTGATGGTAGCGGCGATCCAGGGGAATCCTTTGGAGTTGTCGGTAATGATTTCACCTGACTTTTGCATTTGGTCACCGACGCGGGCGCGAAGTTTGTTTTCGGTAATCCAGAAGATGGAGAATCCTCCGTATTGTTGAATCTGGTCTAGGATTTCTTGTTTGCGTCCTTTGGTGGTACGGAGGTCGAATTGTTGTTTTGTGGTGTCAGTTGGCATGATAGTTAGCCTGGACGGTCAATTATGGCGTTTCTTGATGCTGCGCGGTTGATGATGGCGTCGTTAAGGTCTTCTGGTATGTCGCATGTGATGATTATGTAGTCTGGGGTAGTGCCTTCTAGGATATGGGGATCTTGTCGCCATTGTCGGATGGAGAGGTATTGTATGTTGAGTTTGAGGTGTGGGATAGAGGAGTAGGTTTTGTTGGCGGTAAAGGGGGTGACGATAAGGATGTGGGTCATGGTTGTCTGCGGTCAGGGATGATTCCGGCGTAGAGTTCCCATGGTTTAGGGAAGGTGTCCTGTATGGCTTTCTTTTGTATATTGTTGGCGAGCAGCCAGGTGTGGGCGAGGGACTTCTCGAATTGGTTACCGTGTTTAAGGATTTCGGCGGTGGTGTAGAAGTCGTGTAGGGTGTTGTGAAGTTGTTTACTGGTGATGGTTCTGGTGTGATATCGATGGCGTCGTCGGGACCCTTCTTAATGAGTGCGTTGACCATATCGTCTTTGGATTGTCCTGTGGAGGTGGTAATGGATTTGTTCTTTGCTAGGTGTGCGTCAGCTTGTGCGTTGCGGGAAGCGAGTAGGTTGTGTTGGTTTGTGAGGTTGATGAAGGCGTTGACTTTGTGCTTGGCGGGAAGTTGGTGGATGATGCCTTCAAGTTCGCCGGAGAATCGGTGTACTACGCCTGCGATGGCGGACTCGACTTGTTTGGAGAATTCGAGTTCTGTCATGCCTGTGGCGGCGAATATGGCTTGTGCGGCTTGTGACTTTGGGATCCCGGCTTTTTCGGCGACTTCTGCTATGGCGTCGTCTGCGTCGATATGCTTGGTAGCGATGTCGAGGGCGCGGGTGATGATTTCGTTGTCGTATATAGGTTTCAATCTTTTGAGTCCGTATGGTGAGAAGTGTTTGGGTGGTTTGTACTCTGGTGTGTTGGTGACGGGGTGTTTAGGGGGTGTGGGTTTATTCATTAGAATGCGATCTCCTCTTCGTCGTAGTCTTCCTCGGCGGGTTTGAAGCCGTCCTGTTTAGTGGGAGGTGCTTGGTATGCGGGTTGTGCTTGTCCTGTAGGCGGGGGGATTGGCGGTGGCGTGGAATGCGTCCCTTGTGTGGGTTGTGGTTGGTGGCCGGAGGAGTCGGAGATGAAGACGGCTTTGAGTTCGGTGTACCAACGTCCGTTGTGTTCACGGGAGGAAGGCGCGAACTTGACCTGGACTTTCTGGTTGATCCGGTACTTTTCGATCATGTCGGTTTTTTCGCCTAGTAGGGAGAAGCAGTAGGAGTTGGTGTACTGTCCTTCGGTTTCCTCGACGACGAAAGCGCGGACGGGGAATTGTTTAGCCCCCCGGTGTTCGACGGGTGTGATGTTAGTGATAGTTCCTTCGATGGTGAATAGTGCCATTAGATCAGGCGGTTGATTTGAGGTTTGGTTTAAATTCGTCGCATGTGTGGGTTGGTTCAACGCCAAGGTGCGATCCGAGGGAGACGAGTTTGCCGCAGGAGGTTCCTGCTGATTGGTGGGTGTACCAGCACTGAGTGCAGGACTGCTTGGGTTCACGCGCTAGACGGTAGTTGAGTTGCTTGTGGTATTCAGTCATTCTTCATCGCCCTCAGTAGGGATTCAATGGCTTGGAGTGGGGTGTCCTGATGTTTGGCTTCATATACCCCGGGACCCTCTCCAAGGCGAGTCCATTTCATGTTCCCGATGTACGCAGTCCATTTACCGTCCTCATGGAAAAGCGCAAAGTCATCCTCGCCCATTCCTTGGTATCCGTCTACGAAGTCTTGTAGTTTATTGATGTCCATCAGGAGATCTCCAGTGTGTAGGTTTCACCGGGGCGCAGGAGGCGGACTTTATCATGGATATGGGGATTTACCCAACATCCCCCCGGGCGAGGATTGGATAAGTTGATGACTTCAAAGCCTGTCTCTGATGCTGTTCGCATAACGAGGGATCCAGCCGCATAATGAGTGTCACTAAAAATGACTCCTGCCTCGAGCGGTTTCAAGTCATGCATCGGGATTATCGTGTCTTCGCACTTCTCTTCGTTCTCGTCTATTAGTTTAATCATGTTTCTCTCCTTTTCTGGGTTGACTGTCGGATTAAAATGTGTGTCATACTTAAGCACGAGTCAAGATGGAATTGAACGGAAGCGCATACTTTTATGAGTAAGATCACAATGGCGGACAGCATCCGCCCCAGTTTCGGGATACCTTTCCCGCACGACATGATCCGCATGGTGAACGGAGAACTGGAGTGCAAGCTTGGCCGGGACGAGTTACTCTCCATGCCGGAGGATAAACTAAAATCCCTCCTGACCCTGATCGAGGAGCAACCCAAGATGGCGAGGGAGACGCCACTGGAGTGGGGGTGGACACTGCCGTCCTGGGAGAAGTGCAACGCGCTATGGAAGGACGCCAAGTGCCAAGTGATTTTTGGTGGCAATCGGTGCTTACATGGGGACACAGAGATTTATGATCCATATGAAGGCTATAAGAAGATTTCAGAAATAGATGGAGACAACCATGTCCTGGCGATGGATTTCCAGAAAATGCGGCCTGTGATTGCTGCATCATCGAAATCTTTTAGAAAGGGGAGGCTGCAAAGTGTTTGTGTTTATTTATCAAATGGAGATGCGTTTGTATGCTCAAGCAAGCATCGGCTTTGGACACAAGTTTTATCAGGCAAGCCAGTGTGGACACATGCAAAGGACTTAAAGTCAGGTGACTACATTCCTAAAGGAGATGGATTGTATACCCGCGTTTTAGATATAGTAGACGCAGGCTTGCATGAGATGTGGGATTTATCTGTTCCAGAGTACGAGAACTATTATGCTCAAGGATGCTTCCACCACAACTCGTCCAAGACACACTACGCCAGCGCACTGAACATGGACATCATGGAGAAGATCCCGGAAGCCATGACCTACTCCCTCCAGACCAACGAGGAACGCTCCATTCAGATCAACCAGTCCTATCTATATAATAGATTGGCGGGGAAGTACCGGCGCATGGCCAAGAAGAAGGGGGAACTCTTCAGCCTCAACTGGACACAGAAGAACGGTTTCGCCGGGGATGTGTGCATCTTGCCGCCTATCCAGGAAGACGCGGAGAAAGGCAGCGCGTGCTATTTCAAGAACTACAGCCAGTATCACAACGACGCCCAGGCATTTGAGGGACTTAAAGGCCACTTGATCCATGCAGATGAGGAGATACCATTCAAGTTGTTCGAGACACTGTTTGGACGGCTCGGGGACTTCCATGGCCGCCTGCTCCTTACCGTCACCACCCTCCAGGGGTACACGCCCCTTGTCAATGACCTACTCAAAGGCGCAGAGACTTTGGAGACGAGGTTTGCCGAGTTGGTGGGCAAGGAACTCCCGATCCTCCAGAAGGCGGCATCCTGGCCGGACACTTACATTCACTACTGGTGGACACAGGATAACCCGTTCATTGACGCCCAGGAGATTGTGCGTTCTTACGCGAACCGTCCGATGGGTGACAAACTGGCAAGGCTTTACGGCATTCCGTCCAAGAGCCACAGCAACCAGTTCCCCAAGTTTGGACGCGAGGTGAATGTGATCGAACACGAAAAGATCCCGTTCATCAAAGACCCTGCTACCCCGGCCAGTTTTTACCTTGGGGTAGACCCCGGGGACGGGAAGCCATGGGTCATGGTATGGGTCGGTTTCACCAAGGACGGCAACGTCTACGTCTACCGAGAGTTCCCGGACATTCACCGTGGTGAATGGGCATTGCCGTACCAGACTCCACAGGGCATCCCTATGGGCAAGAAGGGGCCAGGACAAAGGCCGATGGGATACGGGTTCCAGCAGTGGAAGGACTTGATTGAGAACATGGAGGGGGACGAGCGGATCCTGATGCGGTGGATGGATCCCAACTACTGCAAGCAACCGATTTCCAAGAAGGAGGGGCAAAGCAACTTGCTCCAGGAGATGGCGGCGTCAGGCATGCACTTCACCCCGGCAGTCTACGATCCGGTTGGCACTGGTGTCGCGAAGATTAATGATCTCCTGGACTGGGATGATACAGAACCCTTATCACCTACCAATAGACCGAAGCTCTACATTTCAGACCGTTGCGAGAACCTTTTGCAGTCCATGACCGAGTACACTGGGGTCAGTAAGGCGGAACAATGGAAAGACTTTGTGGACGCGCTCCGGTATGTGATTGTGTCCAGCCCTGGATTTGTGGACGATGGGGGTATGGAAGTAGTAGGCGGAGGTTCGTATTAACTTATTAAAAACCAATGAAATTCAAAGAACAACTCGAACAGTCCGGGATCACCCCGGCACAACTAGCGGAAGAAGCAGGATGCAGGGAGACAACGGTGGAGGTCTACATGAAGACCAACAAGCCGAGCAAGAAGATCCTAGGCATCCTTGAAGATATGATTTCCCTCGATGCCCAACCTACACAACCTGCCCCAGATAATGGGGATCCTCATGTAGTCTCACCACCAGGGAAGCCGGATAGCCCGTCCGGCTTCCCGTTGGTGGGGATGATGCAACCCATGCCGAATGACCGACGGGCGCGGATCGTGAAGCTGGACAACGGATGGGAGGTTGTCGCCTACTTGACCCCGAGTAGTGTGTCCCGGCGCGGGGCAAAGGTCAGGCTGGCCGATAAAGATGGACGCTTGGTGATAAAGGAACTGGCATAAGTATGAAATGGGAAGTCGATTCAATTGGAGGTGATGATACCATTCTGTCAGTCATTGACCCAGATAAGCCTCCAATGGGAGGTATCTATGCAATTCACACCCAGGCAATGAAAGCCATGCGCCAGATGCACAAGGGGTTTCGCCGGAAGAAGAAGTTAATAAAGCGGCTGCGTGCCGAGATTGAGAGGATGAAAGATAAGTGACCTCCCGCGAAATCCTACTTACCCGACTCCAGCAAGTGGAGCTCCAACTATCGGAACTCAAGCGCGATTTCAATGAACACTTCCCGCACGGTGAAGGTACGGATGTGCCCGAGGTGCTATACAAGGCGCGGAGTTTCCCAGGCGGTGCAATCCAAAGCTTTGAGCACGACGTGGCCAGATTGAAGTTGCGGGTGAACGAATACTTACCAAGGGAGTGACAGAAATCGGCAATTGACCCCGAGTGCATTTCGTGTACACACTGGGTCGCATTATGGACTCTTTGAACGATGAAGCCCTTTTGCGGTCAACCGGGGAGCCTGACGTTGCTGTCCTGAACTCCCTCTACCAAGAAACACAAAGCGACCTCTCTGAGTGGTTGGATCAGCGGGATTCCGACTACGATGTCCGGCGCAACATCTGGGCAGGTAAGTCCAGTGACTTCCGAAAGCACAAGAAAGATTCGGAGACTGGGCAGGTATTCCCGTTTGATGGGGCAGCCGACCATGAGATTTTAGACATTGATGACCATGTGCGCACCCACAAGTCGCTGTGCATGAACGCTTTCCGACGGGCGCAGATTACCGCCATGCCCACGGAGATGAACGACGTACAGCAAGCCGGAGTGGTGTCCAACTACATGCGCTGGTTGGTGCAGGTCAAGATGAAGGAGTTCGAGCGTGAGTTATCTCTTGGACTCGACCATTGGCTAGAAAAGGGACTTATGGTTCATTACGTGTACTGGGACCAGGAAGACCGCCAGCAGTTGGAAAAGTTCACGATCCAGGACGCCCAGTACCTCTTCGGTGAGCAGTTCGAGGCATTTATGACGGGGGAATTGGATGGGGAATTCGCTGGATTCTTGCAAACTAAATCCGGTGTGTCCGAGAAAAAGGCTCGCTCCATGATAGACGAGCTCCGCACGGAAGGGGAGACTACTATACCAGTTACGCGCGAGGTAAAAAACCAGCCGGCTATCCGATGCTTGGCTCCCGATGAAGACTTTTTCCTTCCACCCTGGACGATTGATCCACAGAAAGCCCCTTACGCTTTCCATGTAATCCACATGACCCCGGAAGAAATCTACTCGCGAGGGAAAAAGGAAGAGTGGGACGAAGAGTTCATTGAGAAGGCCGCAGAACTCTCCCAATCCGGTGGCGTCCACCAGGGTGACATGCTCGCCAACCAAGGAAGACGGTACTCCGAAGATTACATTGATGACCGCACAGTACGCATTGTCTACTGCTACCAGCGGCTTTTGGATGAAGACGATGTACCGGGGATCTACTGTACCGTGTTCGCCTACGGGGTGGAAGAAACCTATGGGAAGCACTTCCTACTAGATTACGCCCACAACGAGTATCCATTTGTAGTGACCCCACTGGAGCGCACTTCCAAGCGTCTCTACTCTTCCCGGTCATACCCGGAGATAGCCGCATCTGCACAGCAGGTCATCAAGGCGGAGACGGATGCCAGCATTGACAACCTCTCCATGTCCACGCTCCCCCCGTTAATGCACCCTCCTGGCCAACGACCAACCCGATGGGGTCCAGGCGTCCAAATATCCGTTTTTCGTCCTGACCAATACCAATACGCTACAATCCCACCGCAGTCTAGCAACTCTTACTCTATGCGGGAGGAAGTTCGGATGATGACCAACAAATACTTTGGGAGGAATGACAACGAGGGCGATCCGGTTGAAATCCAGAACAAGCAACAGGACTTGGTGGAAACCGCCCTCGGCCATGTCCGTGCGGTGATGGACCAGATCTACACACTTTGCCAGCAGTATGGACCAGAGGAAGAGTTCTTCCGTGTAGTGGGGATCAATGATTTCCAGACCTACAAGAAGGGACGCCCAGGGACACGGTATGATTTCTGGATCGACTTTGACGCCAGTACCCAAGATCCGAACCAGATGGTGGAGCGGGTCAAAGCAGTCGGTGAACTCGGTGCAATGCTCGGGAAGTCGGGCTCTTTGGATTCAGACCGACTACTTCAGATTGGGGTGGCCGGGATCATGCCAGGGGCTGCACACCACATTATCCTCCCCGCCGAACAAGGTGCGGAGAAAGCCATGGAGGAAGAACGCCAAGCCATCGCCGAAATTATGGCAGGTGCTCCTCCGAATGTTCGAGAGAATGACGCCCACCAGATCAAGCTCCAGGTCTTTGAACAATGGCTACAACAGCCGGACATTCAGCAGAAGATCCAACAAGACGAAGCCCTTCGTGGACGAGTGGAGAACCACTACAAGCAACGGACGTTCCAGATTCAACAAGACCAGAACGCTGTCACTGGAAGGCTGGGCGGACAGTCTACTGGCTTCGGGCAATCGGCGCAGATGTAATTTAAGGCGACCATTCCAGACCCTGCAAACGTTTCCTAATCGGAACGCAAGCCCCTTGGATAAAAATGGTCGCCGATTTTATCAATGACACACCAGCAAATTATAAACGAGATAGATAGTACTTGGTACAACTGGGGATTTCCGCGAGGTCACTTTGACACGCGATTGTATATGGAGAGAATTCGATTATGGAAGAACAAGACAGGGTAACTCCCGAACAACTCAACGAAGCGATTGACGGGCTTCGGACGAACCCCCACTTTCAGGTGCTTAAAGCTTGGTTGCAGGAAGCCCAGGAGGATCAGATCAGCGTAGTCGCACTAGGCGGCACGGATACCCATCGGCAGTATTTGGAGACTGGGGTACTAAATGGGATCATGCGGATTCAGCAGGTCTGCGATGGATAGAATTTGAGCGGCGTGATGTATATCACTTAGTTCATTGCTATATGGATTGATTGGGGCGCACCTGGATTCACGACGGGTGCGCCTTTTTCATGCCTACATGCCCCGAGTACAAAAAATGTACTTGACTGTGCAAAAAATGTCCCCCTAGTTAAAAGGCACGCGAACACATCGCTGGATATGAATACCGAAACTGGGGTTGACGATGCCGCCCCGAACGAGGCAACGGACGAATCGTCCGGCAACCTCTCAATTGACGATCTCTCCAGCATGTTTGCTGGTCAGCCTGAAACTGAGGAGCAACCGGAAGAAGAAGCGCAACTTGATTCTGAAGAAGAACCACTCGAAGGACTTGGAAACGAAACTGGAGAAGAGGACGGGGAAGAAGAAGAGGAAGTTGATCCCACAACCGAACCTGATGAGGAAGACTCAGAAGAGGCGGAGGATGGGCAAGATGTTCTTTCAAAGTATAATATAGACCCGGCTACGATCTCTGACGAGGACGCCAAAGCTATCAATAAGGCACTGGGCGGACGCTTCCATAAGCGTGTCACCCAGATGGTTGCCAAGATGCATGCGGTGGAAGAAGCGTTTGAGAAGTACAAGCAGGACAACCCGAAGACTGAGCAGAAGACTTCTGACTCATTGTCGGATGTTGGATCCCTCGACGACCTTGGAGGCAAGGAACGTGAACTGGAAAAACAGGCACGCTCCATCCAAAGGATATTGAGGAACGATCCACAGATAGACGACGATGGGGATGAGTACATCTACGAGGAAAACGGGAACAAATACACCCGCGACCAAGTTGAAGGCTGGTTGAATGTGGTAGAGTCCGACCTGGACGCTATCCCAGACCGCCGGAAGTTTTTGGTAGACCAGGAGCAATCCAACAAACTGGCCGACCAATACTTCCCGGAACTCAACGACCCGGACATGCCATACCTCGAACGGTATGAAAAGCTCCAGTCAGACCCAGCGTTCAAACCTTTGTTCCAGATGGCCAATGCCAAGTATCTGGTAGGGTTGGCGTTCCTAGGGGAGGAAACCCTTCTCAAGGCACAACAAGCCACCAAAGGAAAAACTAAGGGGACAGAAAAGCCGAAAGCCGCAAGGCCGAAAGCACCTCCAGCCCCAAGCGGTGTTGCTCCAGCAAGGTCTACAAGTACTACGAAGAAACAGAAAGCCAAGTCCCAAGCCAAATCGAAGTTTGCCTCATCAAACTCGCTAGATGACCTAGCGGCGTATTTTGAACAAAACCTAGATTAAGGACATAAAATGGCTAAAGCTAGCACTACTAATGTAACGGGTAACCGGGAGCAACTCCTGGATATTATCTCGTTGATCGAACCCGAGATGACCCCGGTTTTCTCGATGGCTCGCAAGAAGAAAGCGACTTCAACTTTCCCGGAATGGCAAGTTGACAGCATGGAGGAACCCTCCTTTGACGGCGTCGATGAAGGCGAAGATGTAACCACGTTCGCCAACAAACGTGCGAACTCCGCCCGACTCGGCAACTACATCCAGAAATTCCGCAGGTCTTACCAAGTCTCCGACATTCAGGAACTGGTGGATACAGCCGGGGTCAAGAGCGAGTTTGCTTACGCCAAGGCTAAGTCCGTCCGGGAAATGAAGCGGGACGCTGAAGCAGCTATCTGTTCCAGCCAGGATCGCCAATCCAAGGTGGCGCAGGTACTCCTTACAAGACCCGCGGTTTCCTCCGGTGGCTTGGATACAATGGGACGGCAGGCGGAAACTATCCTACTGACGTTCCTGCTGATCAACAGCTTACGAACTACGTGGACACTGGTTCGGCGTTAGTTGAAGCCAATATCAACACGGTTCTCCAAAACCTCTACGAAGCCAATGGCGCACCATCCGGTGAATATTGCTTCATCGGTGGAACTGGCGCACGGCGTGACTTCACTGAGTTTGCCCGCGACAGTGGAAGCACTGGTGATTCTTATCAGCTTACGGAAAGCGCATCCCAGAAGAAATTGACCTTTACTGTGACCCTTTACGAAGGTGATTATGGCATAGTCAAAGTTCTTCCAGCATCCCTTTTCGTGGATCGCACCAGCGGTAGTGCCACTCTTGAAAGTGACACTGCCCTTCTGGTTGACTCCAATGCTTACAGTCTCTTTAGCCTCAAGGCCGAAGCTTCCACTGAACTGGAAGACCAAGGCGGTGGTCGGCGTGGATTCTGCGAAATGATCTGTGCCCTTGGCATGGAATCCCCGAAATCCCACGGTTTCTTCTACACCTGATTCGAGGAATAACCTAACACTCTAACATAGGAGAATATAACCATGGCTAACCTAGATGTAGACCTTAAAGGTCAAATCCTGTCCAACAATGAAGTAGGACGCGGGTTCAATGTGAAAGCAGTCATTGATTACAATGACTTTGTCAACAACGGCGCAAGTGAGTCTGACGACGACACCCAAACCTATCAGATAATCCCACTTCCCATCGGGGCGTATGTCCGGGACGTAATGATTTACCTCAATGAGGCATTTGATTACTCCGGTAGTGAAACCAGTTTGACTGTTCAAGTCGGGGACACTGGCGACGCTGATGGGTATGTGGAATCCACTGAATTGTGTGTTGATGGCACGGAAGTCTTTGCCAAGCTTGCTGACGGCGATTACTTCAATGGTACTGGTAGTTCATCCGGGCAGACGAATGATGTTGTCATTCAGTCCATCTTGAACGGCAAAGTGTACACGACCGCCAACACCCTGGAAGTCCTGTTTACTCCAGACTCCAGTGCAAAGCTGTCGGAAGCAACGCAAGGAAAGATTACTGTCCTTGCAGACATTGCCTTTGCAAACTGGGCTTAACCCAACGACTTAACCCTTAACATGGGGCGCAACTGGTATCTTTTCTCTCCTTTCGACGCCAGTTGCGCCCCGTTTCTTTATGCCTAACATCTTCATACCTAGCTGGACATCCGAGGCCGCCAAGAAAGGCCAGTCCTACGATACATTCATGCGCGACCTCAACTGGTACTTGAAGCAGGAGGTTGACCTGGAGAAGCACAATGCCGCCAAGCGTGACATGATCGCCAGGAAGGAATCCCGTGAGATGGGCAACAAGACTGTTGACGGGTTGGGCAAACCAATTGCACACATTCCGGCTCGGGACTTCTTCAGGATGCAGCAGGACTTCGGGCAAGAGTGCCTGCAAGACAAACAATTTGTAAAGGAACTCCTTCGGGACAACCCAAGCTATAGGGCACAATCCTAATGCGTACGATCAACATAGGCACGGTTTCCAGTCCGGCGGCAAACACGCTGCTGTACAACTTCCTTCACCACATCGGCGGGGACACATTGGAAACCAATGAAGGCGCGGCTGCACTCCGATCCTTCAATAAATACGCCCGGATTGCCCGGGAACGGATGCGTTGGCCGGAAGCGACGATGATCAAACAGATCGTGCCGGACATCCGTGTGCGAGCCGTCAACGTGACCGCAGGGGGGAGTGGATACACATCTGCCCCAACAGTAACAATCGCCGCCCCAACAAGTGGAACCCAAGCTACGGGGACAGCAACACTTAATGGTGACGGGGAAGTCAATGGGATCGCAGTTACCAATGAAGGTAGTGGCTACACGTCAGTCCCGGCAGTTACCTTCGCTGGTGGCGCCGGATCCGGCGCAGAAGCCACCGCTGTCATCGTCGCATACATCGACTACGGTAGTACTGTTGGGGACACAGGCACAGTCGGGGAACTTTTAAGGGTTACGGAATGTGACCCACTCACCAACACAAGCAACGTCCAGGAAGTGCCGTTCAAGGTTATGCACGAAGCTGGCAGTGATTACGGCGTTGCCCTCCTGATCAACCGCACCTCAACCTCGCCAGTCTGGGCAACCTACCGATTTGCCGAAGATATCTACGTGGAAACGGGCAGTGAGTCCGGGAACCAAAATCCGGCAATGCCTTACGTTTGGTCAGAGTACGTCGTCCAGGGAGCTTACGCCGATTGGTTGAGGGCAAGCGAGCAGCACCGCGCCGCCCAGCTTGCCGACGCCCAGGCAGAGCAAACCCTGCTCTTGGAGATTGACAAACTGGAGCGTCAGGGACAACAATTTCAACACACACAATATCAATCGCATCACATCAATGCACCACACAACTAGGGGATGATTTATGAGCAAGCCAACAATAGTACGAAACGCCAGGGGGTATAAGGATGTTTTCACCAGTTCAGATGGGTTGCAGTCTGGCACTTGGGTAATCATCCAATCTATAAGTGATTCTACCGCATTTACTGCATTGGGAGGAGATATTTCCGCTGCCCCTACTACTCTTCCAAAAGGGATGATCATTGAAGGTGAGTTTACATCCATCCATCTTTCCGGCGGGGAAGTAGTCGCATACCGGAAACCATAATGAGCTTTACAGCAGTAGCACTTACATTGATCGCCAGTTATGGTAGTGTTGCCACTGCTGCTGGCGGCGGCGGTGCAGAAGACGGGTTGCATACTGAAGCTGATGAGCAACTATTGACCGAAGCAGGCGACAACTTAATTTGGGAGGCATAACATTATGGCAGACAAGAAGATTACAGAACTAACCGCCCTCGGGGTAGCTCCAGATACTGGCGACATTATCGCAATCGTTGACGACCCGGGTGGCACACCAGTCACAAAGAAGATAACGGTTGCCAATTTGCTTGCCGCCCTTGATAAGAGCGCAGGCAACCTGGATGACTACGACTTTGATGACAACGAGATATTCGGATTCAAAGGGAAGTCCGTCTCCATTACTGGAGATACAACCTTGACTATGGCAGACCATAATGGTCGGGTTCTATTTGTTGACAAGGCTACCGATGTAACGCTCACATACAACTCCCTTGCCGCTGATGCCAATATGCTTATCATCCAGAAGGGTGCAGGCCAAGCCATCATTGGGGGAACCGGGACACTTACTCATCGGCTTAGTCATGACCGCACGGCAGGACAAGGATCTAGCATGACTCTTTACTGTGAAACTTCCACTGTTGCTTATCTTAGTGGCGATACCACAGGCGCATGATCCACCTTCCGACCATAATTACGAGTCGCGCTGACTTCCGCCATAGTTTTGACTTTGACGGGTCTAGTTATTTTTCGATTCCCGACCATGATGATTTCTCTTTCATAACGGGGAGTCCGGACGCGCCTTTCTCCGTTTCGGCCTGGGTCTATATGGATGACGCCACATTGTTTCGCATACTGTCCAAACTCGATGCTGATGTCGGCGCGAGTACCGGCGAATGGGGTTTTGCTACCGGGGGAACCGATAAACTAAGCTTCAGTTGCCACCAGAATGGATTTACGACCCAAGTATTTGGGACTCCGGCTTCCGCAACACTTACAGCGGACGAGGGGAGTTGGGTACACCTTGGTGGGGGGTATGATGGGGCTGGTCTGACTTCTAGCTTCGCTCTTTATAAGAATGGTGCAGTGTATTCCACAAATGGGGGGTCGAGTGGGAGTTACACAACCGGGATGGCTAACGGAACGCACCCCTTATTGATTGGCCACTTTAACACCCAGTACGCAAACGGTAAAATCGCCAGGGTAGGGTTATGGAACACGGAGATGGATGCCGCCGCCTTCGCAAGGATCGAAGCATTAGGTAATCAATTTGACCCAACAAGAAATGACGGGGATTATGACTA